CGGTCCCGGATTCCATCGACGTTCCGAGCGACGTTCGGGGCGGCGAAAAACTGACCGTGACGTGGGGGACCTCCACCGACCCGGACAACAACCTTTCGGGGTACATCCTCGAACGGCAGTACAACGGCGGCGGCTGGGCGCAGGTCTACAAGGGAATCAACCGGACGTACACCGACCAGATCACAAAGGGCTGGGAGAATGTGGCGTACCGGGTCAAGGCATACGACAGCGCGGGCGCAGAATCGGCGTACAAAACCAGCGCGACACGGACAGTCATCAACAACACGCCGCCCACGATCAGCGGGACAGATACGGACCTTGGGGCAAAGACCGGAGCGTTCGACCAGAAATACACCGTCACCGACCCGGACAGCGGCCAGACGATCACCGTCGTTGAGAAGATCGACGGAACGCAAAAGCGGTCCTACGCCGCGACCAGCGGGCAGGAATACACGTTCAGCGTCACCGCGGATGAATGGCGGAAGCTGTTGAACGGGTCCCACGCGCTGACGGTGACGGCGACGGACAATTACGGCGGAGCCGCGACGCGGACTTACACATTCAGCAAGAACGAAACTGAAATCGAACTGACCCTTGCAACGCCTCTTGAAGCCGACGACATGGTGACAAAGGCGATTATGTCCATCACCCGGCAGATTCCGGCGGGTGCAGAATTCACCGTGGAGGCGTGCAACAACGGCCACGACGATTCCCCCGCGTGGGAGGACGTGACGCAGGCCGTCACCAGCGGGAGCAAGTTTTTCCTTTCCAACGACAGCAAGACGGCGGAGGAATGGGGATTCAATTTCCGAATCAAGGTGAAGCGGAACAGCGCAAGCGGGGATTGCTTCATTTCTTCCGTGGGAGGTAATTTTGAATGAGCGTACAGCACAAGGCGACCAGCATCAAGAACAAGCCGAAATCGGTTGAAGAACTGACCCGCGAAAACGAGCAGTTGCGGGAGAAAAACGAGAGCCTTTCGGGGCAGGTCACAGACCTGCAACTTGCCCTTTGCGACGTTTACGAAATGATCGAAGCGACCGTGTACGGCGCAGAGTAAAGGAGGGGTGAACATGGAACGGGTCTATGCCGATCTGATTCAAAAGGGGCTGAAAACGATTGATGATGTCCCGGAGCGGTTGCGCGACAAGGTGCGCGAACTGCTGAAAACGGCTGAAAGCGGGGGCGGCAATGAGTAACGCGCTGTTCCTGCTTTTTGCATACATCTTTTGCCGAAAGGAGGTGGAAACGATGGCTGTTGTTTATGCAACCCTGATCGTCAAGGGCAAAAAGACCTTGGAGCAGGTCCCCGCGCGGCTGAAAGCTGAGGTGGAAGATCTGCTGACCGCCCTTGAAATCACCCTTTAAGGGAGGCGGAAAGGCCCCCCCCCCCCCCCCCC